ACGACCTAGGGAAACCACCTAGAAAAAATCAGTGAAAAGATGTTGCTAGACCTCAAACACAGTTAGAATAGAGCCACTGCATAAGCAGGAACGATAGGAGCCAAACATGAACTACATCGCAGAAATTGAGACCCGAGTTGCAGGCATCCCTTGCCTGATTGGCGTGATCAGCTTCAACCGTGTTGAGGGCAGCTACAACTACAACGCAGCCAGCGACATGGACTACTACGGCTACACCGAAAGCGAGTGGGAAGTGTGTGATCGCCGCGGCCGCAAGGCCCAGTGGCTGGAGCGCAAGCTCACCAACAAGGCCACCGATGAAATTGAAACCGTCATTGCCGAATACTTTGCCTGAAAGGAAACATCATGTCTCAAGAGTTCTCCATCAAAACCGAAGAAGCCCGTGTTTTTGTCGATTCGTGGGATGACGGCGGCGTCTGGCTGTCCGTGCAAGTGCGTGGCGGCAGCGCCTATACCGGCATGACCAAAGCCCAGGCGCAAGAGATGCTCAAGGCTCTGACCGCCCTGGTTGGCGATCATGAAGTCGTTTGACGAGCGCAAGCGGGACTTCTGGGCTTGGCACAAAGCCAACCCAGGGGTCTGGGACTACTTTGAGAGATTCAGCCTTGAGGCGGTCTCTCGGGGCCGCAAGCACATCAGTCATTGGCTGATCATCAACCGCATCCGGTGGGAAGTGAACATCATGACCACAGGTGAGGAGTTCAAGATCAGCAACGATCACATCGCGTTCTATGCCCGCCTCTGGAGAGCGCGGTACCCCCAGCACAAAGACCTGTTCAACATCAAGCGCATGATCGGAGAGCCAGATGAAAGAGCCTCTTGACTACCTTAGAAAAGCAGTGCCCGCTCTGAACAAGTTGCACAAAGAACTCGAAAAGAAGCAGCCCAAATATGTGGCTCATGCGCGAGATGTTGTGCAAGCGGCACAGAGAGCGGTCAAGTTTGTGATGCCGCCAAACGGGCAAATTTTTGACAGCAACGGATCAGGAATCCCCGAAATCATCAAGCTGCCGTATGAAACGATTGTCATTGAGTACGAATGCACCCAGGATGGTGGGGCACCGGCTCAGGTGTTTGGCGAGGGGTCTGTTGATCCGGCCAGGAAGCGAATTGTTTACGCTGAGCAAAAAGAAAAAGAAATCATCATTGCGTCGATAGTTGCTTTTCAAAATCGAGGCATAGACTTTTGGCAAGTGCAGCCGTATTTTTGTGTTTTGATTCCATCAAGCGATGTGCCAGATGACGCCGATCTAAGTGACGCGCCAGAAATTGGTGGCACGAGGCTTGATCAAGTCAGGGCGCAATTTGTTGACATGGGCGGCGCAGCAGAGGATTACTTTGGGGACGACTGGGAACGACACGCCTATGCAGACATGGTTGATGAGTCGAGCGCGTTGCTGTCATTGGTTGAGGCGTTGACTTGCAAAAATGTCAGTCTTGAGGCTTTGCCGGTCAAGAAAAACAAAGGCGCTCAGATGCGTGGCGCTTTGCCTTACGACGAGTATCACACCCTAGTCATTACCAGCAAGTCAAAGCAATCGTCGGAAGAAATGGGAGGCTCACATAGGTCTCCCAGAGAGCATTTGAGGAGAGGACACATCAGGCGTTTGCCAAAAGGAAACGTTTGGGTCAACTCCACAATCGTGAACTCTGGCAATCATGGGAAGGTCAAAAAAATGTACGAGCTAACAGCATGAAAGTTGAAAAGAATGTGGCGATGCCAAACAAATACCCATTCGCTGAAATGCAGGTTGGTGACAGCTTCCCAATCCCGCCAACAATGAAGCGTCAAACAGTTAATGTTGCGGCCATGCGCTACGGCAAAAAGCATGGCATGAAGTTCACGGTGCGACTGACACAAGACCGTAGCTACCGCTGCTGGAGGATCGAATGAAAAACGATACAAGTGGGCCAGCGTTTCCGTTGAGCCTTAACAAAACATGGTATGCGGGAATGACCCTGCGCGATTACTTTGCCGCGAAGGCGATGCAGGGCTTAATCGTTGGAACCTCTATGTGGACAGAAGATGAGGATGACAGTGAAATTTCTGAATGCGCTTATGCAATAGCCGACGCCATGTTGAAAGCGAGGAAGAAATGAACCCCCTGGACAACCAAGTCGGCGGCACTCACTACAAGGATATGCCGATCCAGCCCGTGGAGTACATCCATGCCAACGCGATGGGCTACCTTGAGGGCAACGTGATCAAGTACATCAGTCGCTGGCGCAAGAAGAATGGCATGGCTGATCTTGAGAAGGCCAAGCACTACATCGAACTCTTGATCCAGCTTGAAGAAAGGAAAAAGCAATGAGCGAAATTCAAGTCGGAGACATCGTCCAAGCAAACCCAAGCGTGGAAATGTTTGGTGGCTGCATGGTGGTTGTCACTGAACCAAAGTCCTGGGGCATCCAGGGATACGTTCAATCCGCTGGTGTTCCGGGCCAGCAGTACATCAGGCTGAAGACCGAAGACTTTGAAAGGACGGGCGGGCAAGCGGTCTGGGTGGTGAGCCATGACTGACCGCGACATCATGCAGCAGGCGCTGGAGGCGCTGGAACAATGGAACACGCCCTTGTATAAGCGAGGGAACCTCATCACCGCCCTGCGCGAGAGGCTGGCGCAGCCAGAGCAGGAGCTTGTCTGCGTGTGTGGCGCAATTTGGGAGGGTCAAGAGCTTGTCTCAACCCCACCACAGCGCACATGGGTTGGGCTGACGGAGGAGGACTTCTCGGCGATTAATCAGTCGTGCCTGACAAAGTTGCAAGCGGCTACCAGCGCGGAGTCAATCCTCAAGGACAAAAACAATGGATAGAGAAGACATCATCCGCATGGCGCGGGAATCTGGGCTTGTACGCACAGGAGACAAGTGGGTGGAGCCAGCGCGGTGGGGTGTGACTGAAATTGAACGCTTCGCCGAGCTTGTCGCAAAACACACGCTTGCAAACATTGACCCGAGCAGTTTTATGTCATGGCAAGAGGGCCATGAAACTGGACGGCTGGCCGAGCGTGAGGCGTGCGCGAAGGTGTGTGATGACTGGCCCAATGGCCGGGACGATGTGTATTCAATTGGAGCCGCGATCCGCGCAAGGGGCAATACATGACCAAAGAAAAGATCATCGAAGCACTCAAGCTGGCGCAGGAAGCCCTGCACATGGCAACGCTACCTTTCCCAATTGACGAAGCAAAGACATTAAAGGCGCTTCATGCCGTGGATGATGTGCTTGACGCCATGCCTCTGTTCAACGATTGGGATGAAGACTGGAAATGATTGAGGCGATGAGTTAGACTGCCCGTTAAAGGAGCCGTTTCACTCATGGACTCACCAAACCCCAAACCCAAGAAAAAAACCGCCCAAAACGCCGAAAAAGGGGCTTCGCAAGCCATCCTTGAGGCAATCCCACAGGCAAAACCCGAGCCGCCGAAAAAGAAGACAGGAAGGCCATCCAAGTACACCCCCGAAATCGCTCAAGAGATGTGCAAGATGCTCGCTGATGGCATCCCTCTAAGAGAGATATGCAGACAAGAAGGCTTCCCCGCTTGGCAAACCGTCTACGACTGGATGTATCAGGACGATGCTCGGGGTGAAGAAGGCGTCGGTCTTTCCAGAGCCATCGCGCGAGCGCGTGAGATTGGATATGACGCTCTTGCAGAAGAATGTTTGTCTATTGCTGACGATGCCACCAACGATTGGATGGAAAAGCATGACAAAGACGGTGTTGCTGTTGGCTGGCAACTGAACGGTGACCATGTCCAACGATCCAAGCTGCGGATCGAGACGCGCCTGAAGCTGTTGGCAAAATTCAATCCAAAGAAGTACGGCGACAAGATCGCGCTTGCTGGAGACCGGGAAAATCCGATCCAAGCTCAGGTCGATGTAAGCATTTTTGATACATTGGTTCAGAGCCTGGAGGCTCGTCGGCAGGAAAAAGTCAATGAGTGACCCGCTGCTGGAGCTTTTGGCAGACCCGAAAGTCAAGCGGCAGTACACACAACTCCCCGAGACGCAGCGTGAGGCGTTTGCCTGGAGGACAAAGTGGCTGGCAACGGCCCACGACCACCAGATTCTCCCGCCTGGGGACTGGTGGACGGTCTGGCTGCTGCTGGCTGGCCGCGGCGCTGGCAAGACCCGAACCGCGGCTGAGCAGGTGGCATGGTGGGCCTGGACGGAACCCAACACCCGCTGGCTGGTGGCCGCGCCGACCTCGGCTGATGTCCGGGCAACGTGCTTTGAGGGCGACTCCGGCCTGCTGGCGATCCTGCCGCCCTGCCTGATCGGGGAGTACAACAAGGCGCTGCACGAACTCAAGCTGATCAACGGGAGCCTGATCAAAGGCATCCCCGCCAGCGAGCCTGAGCGTTTCCGGGGGCCACAGTTCCACGGAGCGTGGTGCGACGAACTCGCAGCGTGGGATTATTTGCAGGCAGCGTGGGATCAGATCATGTTCGGTGTTCGCCTGGGCAAGCGCACCCGCAT